GTAATTAAAAATGATACTAAATTTAAGAAACGTACAAAAAGATTATGAGGAATATTTATTAGCATTACAAACAGAGAAGAAAGGAATTAAAAAATTCTTATCTAAGATTGAGACAATCGCTAAGAAAAACGCAGAATTAGGGATAGAAGTTGATGCTGAAGCATTAGCAAAAAACAAACAAGAAGAATTAGTAAACACAGAGATTGAAATAACTAAAGTTAAGAAAGTAATTCATAGATTAGGAAAATGTATTGAAATCATGACAGAAGAAATCAATGAAGTTCAAATGAGTGACATTGAAGAAATAGAAGAATAATACAAAAATAATATATGGCAAGACGACATTAAGAGTAGAGATTCAACCCTCTGCTCTTTTTTTATTATATTTAATTCGACAAAAATCGACAAAATTGTCCCCGATAATTCGACAAAAAGTTACATAGTAGGTGTAGGTTGGCAAACTTGAATATCAATTATATGATTCGAGATTCTATGGTGATGAGCCACTTGAATATATTTTCCCTTGGAACGGAGGTTGATAAGTTCGTCAAATCTGCATACTTATAAAGCTCACTCACATGGTACTACAAGGTATCGAGTGGGTTTTAATAAGTATTTTAAAGGAGGTGAAATGATGTTTAAAACTTTGGAAGAAGCTAACGAATGGAAATTGGAGCAAGAAAAGAAAATGCAGGAACTAAATACTGCATATGAGGGGTTGCAAAACAAACTAGGAGAATCCGAAGCTTCTTTAGTAGAAAAACAAAAAGAAATTGATGGATTAAAAATTAAGAATTATGAGTTTTTAACTCAATTAACGGCACAGATAGCTACTCCACCGGGAGGAAAAGAAGAAGAAGACAAAGAGTCGGAAGTAAATTTTGATGAGTTTTTAAAAAAATTTTAGGAGGATTTAATAATGGATAATATTACTTTTTTAAATGCGGTACGCGCTACTGCTTCTGCTGATTACAAGGACAGAGTTCCTACGGCAACACAAACAAATATAACTGAGATAATGACAACTATCATGACATACTCTGCTACTAAAGAAGAGTTTACTGACACTATTTTAAATAAGATAGTAAGAACTAAAGTCATGACTAAAGCATATGAAAATTCACTAAAGTTCTTCAAGAAAGAGCCACTACCTTTTGGTAAAACAATTGAAGCAGTATTTGTGGATTTAATCAAAGCTAAAAACTTCAACGAGAATTTTGGAACAGAGGATTCAGAGGCAGGGTCTTTATTATCAAAAGAAATACCAACTGTAAAAGTAGAATACTACTCTGAAAACTTCAAACATAAATACAAATTATCAATATCTGATGAACAATTAAAGTCTGCATTTATGAGTGCAGAGGGATTATCTCAAATGACACAAGGATTAATCAGAACTGCTACATCTTCATCTGAATATGATGAGTACATGATGATAAAAACTTTAATCGGTGCTAGTGTTGAAAAAGAACTTGAGATTACTGGATTATTTGCTTTAGACGAATACGCACAAGCTAAAAAGATAACTAAAACTGTACAAGCATTAGTTAACAAGTTTAGGTTTATGAGTACGCAATATAACAAACAAGGAGTACACACTCATTGCTTACCGCAAGATTGCGTTATAATAACAACTCCCGACCAATTAGCTAATTTAAATGTTGAATTATTAGCAACTGCGTTCAACGTTCCATATGCTGAAATGCCGTCAAGAATTGTAGTTATAGATAGCTTTGTAACTGCTGACGGAACAGAGGATAATGACACAGTTTGTATAGTTGCAGACATGGATTTAATACAATTTAGAAATACATTAGATTCATGGGAATCTTTTAGAAATCCCGATGGATTAATGACAAATATGTTCCACCATGTGTGGGGGTCTGCATGTGGATGTGGATTTGTAAATGCGGTAAAAATAAAAAATAAAGCATCAGAATAATTAAGTGAGGGCAACTGCCCTCTTTTACCAATAAGGAGGTGGGAAAATGAGACATACAACATTCATATTATGTAATTGTAAAGAACTAGATTTACAACACAATCATTCATTATATTTTAGTTCATACGACAAACAAATAGCATACTTTATGAGTAAAAGATTATATACAATTAATGACTGCTATTACCAAAGAAAAGATAACTCAATACGAGTGGAATACGAATATGATAGATTAGAGTTTGTTAATTATGTTTTATCAAGGAATGAAGATAATGGTAGATATTATTTTTATCATGTATTTGATAGAGTGTACGAAAGTGATTACGTAACTACTCTAATATTAAAATTAGATGTCATTCAAACGTATCTGTTTGATATGGATTTAAATACTCAATTGTCATTAGTAGACAGAACGCATGTTAATAGATATTTAGCGAATTCACAGTTACCTAATATTGACAACTTAAACAATGAGGAAAATTTAGAAGTCGGTGAATATGTAGTTAAAAATGTACAAACAATATTTGACTATTCAAATACTGGAGGATATATTGTTGCCTCATCTGATAAACTTAGTGCAAGAAATGGAGGCACAACAGGTGGAGGCGGAGGTAATTCGTATTTAAACGGCTATTGTTCCGAAGATGGATTTGTGTTAATAAAATCAATGGAGGGGTTTGCTTCTAAACCATACGATATCGGGGACGGTACAAGAACTACGGGATACGGAGTTACTGAAAAGTATGAGCCGGAATATTTCAATCAATTGTTACCATCATGTACGGAGCAACAAGCAAGTGAAGTTTTTGGCATTCTACTTTACAATAAGTATTCGTCATATGTGTACAATCAACTTAAACAATACGGAAAAGATATGTCAACAGTAAAGCAGAATGAATTTGACGCTTTTGTCTCATTTTACTACAATACTGGAACTTTAGGAAGCAGACAGATATTTATTGATTATGTAAATGGGGTTTCTAAAGACATCATATACAATAAATGGCTAACATCTGTAATCATGGAGGGGTCGCAATTTGAACAAGGTTTACGTGATAGAAGAAGAAGAGAAGCAACGGCTTTTAGGGACGGGGTTTATGATTTCAAAACTATTACAAACTTAACGACTGGGCAGGTTATTACAGATAATAACGGTAAAGGGTACATTCCCGAAGCTTATCTACCTGCTGATACTTCAACGTTAGGGGATAAGATAATTGAAAGTGCTAGAACTTTAATCGGTAAGCCTTATGTTTGGGGTGGAAACTATCCACCATTAGGAAGCGATAAGGGAACAGATTGTTCGGGGTTATGCCAATGGGCTTATCACCAAAATGACATATCAATTTCAAGAACAACATACACTCAAATAAAAGAGGGGTATGAAGTTAATAAAGACAACTTAAAAGTTGGTGATTTAGTGTTTAGTAACTTTTCATCACCCGGAGTACCCGAGCATGTATTTCTATATAGTGGTACTGTTAATGGTAATCTTATGTGTGTTGAAGCACCAAGAACTGGATTAAATATAAGAGAACGTTCCTTTGAATGGGATAGTCAAATGAGAGCAAGGAGGTTGATATAATGGGAATAATAAGTGGCAATGAGCCGGATAGTTCAAACTTAGATAATATGCCCGTGGGATTGTATTATTATTATATTGATAAAGCAAAACTTTCGGAAGCAGGGTATTTAGGTTGGGTTTCTACTATAGAAAGCGTAACTTTTAACCCTTTCGTTGAAGAAAATAATTTATCATTATATAAAGCAAATTTCGATACCGATAGATACGGAACGCCAAGCGGGAATATCCCTAACTGTTACCGAATAGTAACTAATAATGTTATTGAAAAAGTATTAGGTGAAGTTAAACTGTTCCCGTTAAAATCAGAGATAGATGAATTTGACGATATAAGGTTGCATTTTTATCCTTTTAAATATTATCTAATAACTGATTATATCAACAGTCCTTTAATAGTAAAACCCGAGTTAGTTAAGACACATGCAAATAAAATGATAATAAAAGTTTTAACTGCTCCACTTTCACAAGAGGGGAAGTATAATATATTTGTTGATAATTACAAGTATGACATGTATGGAAATTTAGAGGGAATTGTAAATAATACTCCATTTATGTTACCAGTTTCATCAAGTGCGTACTCTCAATTTTTAGCCTCTTCTTCGGCTAGTTTCCATCAAGGGAATATCAATGCAATGCTTGAGAATGATGTAACATTAAAACAAGGATTGAGAAGTAATGACTTTTCAAATATTTCTAATATAATTAATACTGGCGTTGGGGTAGGAGCTAACTTAGTATCTGCCAATTTCGGTGGGGCTATTTCAACATTAGGTAACGGCATTACTAGTTTCTTTGAAAACCAAATGCAAAGGGACTTTATGAAAGAAAATGCAAGTCTAAAAGAAAATGCAATTTCATCTATGGCAAACGCAAAAGTATCTGACATGCTAACAACTCCAAAAGCATTGAAAACATGTGGTACTGATACATTATTTAATTTAGCAAATGGAAGATTCAGAATTGATGTTGTAGAGTATGGAATGAATGACCAACAACATTATAGAGTTTTAGATTATCTACAAAGATATGGATATGCACAAAATAAATACATGAGATTAACTCTTGCAAATAGAAAGTATTTCACCTTTATTAAAACTAATGTCTGCAATGTAACAGGGGACAAAATCCCTCATTCAGATTTAGAAGAAATAAAATCAATTTTCAATAGTGGCATTACATTTTGGAATATGGATAATGTGAGAACTATAGGAGATTATCAAGTAAATAACGAGGAGGTGTAATGATGAAAAAAGATGATATATTTATGAGATTGTACACTCATTATAAAATGTTAGCTTTAAATATGTTTACATGGGAAAACTTACCCGATAAATTAGAAAGCAGACATATTGAAAAATTCTTGTATGAATACGGTCAAGCTATATTTTATGATAATAAAATATTTGGCAAAGTATGTTTACCGTGTTCTCCTACTGGAGCTTTAAATATTTATAGTGAGCCTGTTTCGGTAATTGTTAATAGTTACTTAATTCATGACACTGTCATGTTAACAAATGGAGTTAGAATTTTAAATAATGATTTAGTAATTTCTACAGATTTTTATATCAGACAATATGCTGAAAAAATGGCAGAAGTTGAGTATGCGATTGATATTAACGTAAAACAACAAAAGTTCCCTTTCTTTGTTGAAACTGACAAAAAGAATGAGTATACAATGAAACAAGTTTTCAAACAAAAAGATGAGGGTCAACCATACATCTATGCAAATAAAAAACTTGGTATCGGAGAAACCACAGTTCACACTTTATCAGTTCCATATGTAGTCGATAAGTTACACGAGTACAAATTTGAACTTGAAAGAGAGATACTAACTTTCTTAGGATTAAATAATACAATTGAAAAAGAAGAGAGGTTGCTAGTTGATGAAATAAATTCCAACAATGATTTTATTGAAAGAAACGTTGAAATAATGTACAAAAACAGACAATATGCCTGTGAACAAATTAATAAAATCTTTGGGACTAACATTAGAGTTGTCAAAAACAATACCGTGAAAGGAGGTGAAAATGATGGCAAGGTACACTCTAGAATTGAGAATCCTAAAGGAGACACCGAATTATAATTTATTTGATTTTGATTATGAATTATATGATAACAATTTAAAGCCTGTCTTTGAGGAAAGGTTTTTTGAATATTTCAATTTTGATGAGTTGGGCTACCCAACGGTTCAAAAATTAAAACCTTCCTTTTAACCCCATGTCCCCCCCCGCCCAAAAAGGGGGGGG